GTATTCAGAAGAAAGTTGATTCAAATCAAAAAATTTGTAGTTGGTGCTACTGCTGTTCTTGCTACCCTTGTGGCGGTTGGACAAGTGGTTGCACCGATGCTAAGACCCTTGACTCCCAAGGCGAACACTGCTAGTATAGGCGCAGTGGTAATGCCTGTTCGTGAGCTTTCTTGAAGTCAAGTATATACAATTAATATCCTCTCGCTTGGTTCTCTTTACCCGTAAGAAGGCAGACCTGTATAATTTCAGGTGTCCTTACTGTGGTGACTCGCAAAAGAGACGCAATAAGGCGAGGGGATATCTTTTTAAGATCAAGAATGACTTTGTGTATAAGTGCCACAATTGTGGTGTAGGGAGAACATTTACCAATTTTTTGAAAGATCAGGATTCTTTATTGCATGATCAATATGTGATGGAGAAATTCAAAGATGGTAGGACTGGCAAGGGAACTACTGTTCCTAATCCAAAATTTAATTTTAGCGAACCAAAATTTGTTAAAAAGAATACCGATCTTGAAAAGATTTCTGAGCTAAATATTTCTCACCCAGCGAGAGAATATCTTGAGCAACGGGGTATCAAAGATCTAGATTACTTTTACTACTGTCCAAAATTTAAAGACTGGACAAATAAACAAAAGAAGACTTTCGATACTCTAAGACAAGATAGTGCTCGCATTATTATCCCATTCCGAGACAAAGAAGGTAACCTGTTTGGATACCAAGGCAGATCGCTCGCCCCCAAGGCAAAACTAAGATACATCACGATCATGCTAGACGAAGAACATCCTAAGATCTTCGGATTGGATAGAATAAAAGACGACAAACCTGTTTATATTGTAGAGGGACCTTTTGACTCAACCTTCTTGGAAAACTCGGTTGCTATGGCTGGGTCCGATGCTGATGTTCGGACGTTTGGTTGGAGCAATTATATTTGGATTTTTGATAATGAACCACGCAACCGAGAGATCGTCAATCGAATCTCCAAAGTCATTGACAGAGGAGATCAGGTAGTCATTTGGCCAAGTAATATAAAAGAAAAAGATATCAATGACATGCACCTTGCTGGACTTGATGTTCAGAATGTGGTAGACTCCAATGTCTATTGTGGATTAGAAGCAACTCTCAAATTTAACAACTGGAAAAAAGTATGACAAACGGGCACGGTATTAAAGTCAAGAAGCGTAGCGGCGCTGTAGAGGCGCTGAACCTCGATAAGATCCACAAGATGGTTGAGGAAGCTTGCGAGGGTCTAGGGAGCGGCGTAAGTGCCTCTCAGGTCGAAATGAACTCAGGTCTCCAGTTCTTCGACGGCATCGAAACGAAGGATATTCAGGAGATCCTGGTGCGTTCTGCTAGTGACCTTATTAGTTTGGACAATCCCAACTATCAATTTGTTGCTGCTCGCCTATTGCTATTCGCTGTTCGCAAACAAGTGTTTGGAGCAGAGTGGGTTAATGGTCATCCATCAGTTCTCGATCACTGTTACAGTTGTGTTGAGAAAGGTGTGTATGATGGTGAAATTCTTAATAAGTATACATACGAAGAGTGGACCAAGATCAATTCTTGGATGGATCACGAACGAGATATGCTATTCACCTATGCAGGTTTGCGTCAGGTAGTAGATAAGTATCTGGTTCAAGACCGTAGCAATGGTGAACTGTATGAGACTCCTCAATACATGTATATGATGATTGCTGCAACTCTCTTCCAAAATTATCCTACGGAAACGAGACTGGAGTATGTCCGAAAATACTACAACGCAATCAGCAAGCACAAAATCAACATTCCCACACCTATCATGGCAGGAGTGCGAACTCCACTTCGACAATTTGCTAGCTGTGTTCTTGTTGATTCTGATGACACCCTCGATAGCATCTTTAGTTCTGATATGGCTATCGGCAGATATGTTGCACAAAGGGCGGGAATCGGTATCAACGCAGGTAGAATCCGTGGCATCAACAGTAAAATCAGAGGGGGAGAAGTTACGCACACAGGTGTTGTACCGTTCCTCAAAAAGTTTGAAAGCACTGTCAGATGCTGCACTCAAAATGGCATTAGAGGTGGATCAGCAACTGTCCACTTCCCAATCTGGCACCAAGAAATCGAAGACATCCTAGTCCTTAAGAACAACAAAGGCACAGAGGACAACCGTGTTCGCAAACTAGACTACTCAATCCAGATCAGCAAACTATTCTATGAACGATTTATCAACAACGAAGACATCACCCTCTTCAGTCCACATGACGTTCCAGGTTTGTATGACGCTTTTGGCACTCCTGAGTTTGATGATCTCTATCGCCAGTATGAATCTGATGGATCAATTCCAAAACGATCTATCGGCGGTCAAGAACTTCTTCTGGACCTCCTGAAAGAACGTGCAGAGACTGGTCGTCTCTACATTATGAATATTGATCATTGTAATGAGCACTCCTCTTTCAAAGACAAGGTTTACATGAGTAATCTTTGTCAGGAAATTACCCTTCCTACCAAACCTTTACAGCATATTGATGATGAAAATGGGGAGATTGCTCTCTGTATTTTGTCTGCTGTTAACGTAGGTAAGGTCTCTAAGAAAGAGGATCTTGAGGAAGTCTGTGATCTTGCTGTTCGTGGTCTTGAGGAGTTGGTGGACTATCAACATTATCCTATCCAAGCAGCAGAATTGAGCACTAAGAACCGTAGGTCTCTTGGTATTGGTTATATCGGTTTAGCACATTACCTAGCAAAGCATGGAGAACACTACGATGAACCAGCAGCATGGAAACTCGTCCACGACTTGTCTGAGTCTTTCCAGTATTACTTGCTCAAGTCAAGTAACCAGCTCGCAAAAGAAAAAGGCAAGTGTGGTTATTTCGATCGAACGAAGTATGCAGACGGTATCTTGCCAATCGATACTTACAAGCGTGACATCGATGAATTCTGTGGGACAGAACTAAATCATGATTGGGAATCTCTTAGGACATCTATCACCACCTACGGACTACGGCACTCAACACTGTCCGCACAGATGCCATCAGAAAGCAGTTCCGTTGTGTCAAATGCCACAAACGGAATTGAACCACCTAGAGGATACTTGTCCACTAAAAAATCGAAGAAAGGACCTCTTAAGCAGATTGTTCCACAATATTCTAAATTGAAGAACAATTACACATTGTTATGGGACATGAAGGACAATGATGGTTACATCAAAGTTGTTGCTGCTATGCAGAAGTTCTTTGACCAGGCAATTTCTGGCAACTGGAGTTATAATCCAGAGAACTATGACAATAATGAGGTGCCTGTTTCTGTCATGGCTGGTGACTTCCTGAAGACATACAAGTATGGATGGAAGACTTCTTATTATCAGAACACTTATGATATTAAGAGTGACGAACCTGAACTAACCGAAGAGAAAAAAGAATCGATTCAAGATTTACTATCTCAAATTCTAGAAACTGAGGAGGAAGATTGTGACAGCTGCAAAATTTAGAGTTAGCGAACCCATGCACACTAAAATAGATGGAATGACAGTATTTAATACTGCTGTTTTAGATAACACTAAACAAAAGATGTTCTTTGGACCCCCTCTTGGGGTCCAACGTTATGACAAATTCAAGTATCCTGTGTTTGATAAACTTACACAGCAACAACTAGGTTATTTTTGGCGTCCAGAAGAAGTATCATTGCAAAAGGATCGTGCCGACTATCAGACACTTAATGCAGCACAAAAGCACATCTTCACTAGTAACCTTAAATACCAAATCCTCTTGGATTCTGTACAAGGGCGTGGTCCTGGGATGGCTTTTATGCCTTACTGTTCACTCCCTGAACTTGAGGGTGCCATGAACATCTGGCAGACTATGGAGATGGTCCACAGTCGCTCTTATACTCATATCATCAAGAACGTATATGCAGACCCATCAGAGGTCTTTGACAAGATCCTGGACGACGAGAAGATCCTCCAGCGGGCACAATCAGTCACCCGTGCATATGATGAGTTTCTACGAGCAGCACAAGAATGGGGTGCTGGTAAGCAGTGGGAACATGCTTTGGAAGACTGTGAATCTGCACAGTGGGAACTCTATGAACTCAAAAGAAAACTATATCGAGCGGTCGCTAATGTCTATATCCTGGAAGGAATTAGATTTTACGTCTCGTTTGCTTGCTCTTTCGCATTCGGGGAACTTAAACTTCTGGAAGGAAGTGCTAAAATTATCGGACTCATCGCGAGGGACGAATCACAACACATGACCATTACTCAGAACATTCTGAACAAGTGGGCAGCGGGTGATGATCCTGACATGGTAAAAATTGCTCAGGAAGAAGAAGAAAATGTCTACCAAATGTTCCGTGATTGTGTCGAAGAAGAAAAACTTTGGGCAGAATATTTGTTCAAGGATGGTTCTATCATTGGTCTTAATGATAAACTGCTAGCAAAGTATGTCGAGTGGACTGCCAATCGTCGTCTAAGGTCTATTGGACTGAAGGCAATCTTTGACACTCCTGTTACAAATAATCCTCTGCCTTGGACAGAGCACTGGCTATCCTCTAAGGGTATGCAGGTTGCTCCTCAGGAGACCGAAGTTGAATCATACCTTATTGGGAGCATTAAACAAGATGTTAAGAAAGATACTTTCGCTGGTTTTAAACTATGACCGAACTTCCCGAGTGGAAAAAGAGAGCTCTTCAGGATCCAAAACTACCAGAGAAGCAGGTGGAAGTCCTGCTTCAAGGTCCCAAGTGTCTAACAGACGCATGGTTTCTCCAAGCAATGAAAATGAAATACCAGATCCGTGGGATGTCTAAATACCAATAGGTTTTAGTATGATAATGTGGAAGAGAGTTACCCAAACCCTTGGAGATATATGGGCACCGTGTTTGATGGGAGCCTTATTGGGGACAACTGGGGTTTTGTTTATGAAATTACCAATCTCGTCAACCAACGACGCTACATTGGAAGAAAGTATTTTTGGCAAAAAAGAAAACCCAAAGGAGGTAAACGTAGAGTTACATCCGAAAGTGATTGGAAGCGGTATTATGGGTCATGTCCAGAACTCAAGGACGACATCAAACTCTTCGGGAAAGAATCTTTCTCCAGAGAAATCCTGTCATTGCACAGGACACCAGGCAGGGTCAACTACGAAGAGACCCGACAGCTTTTTCTTCACGACGTTCTGACAGAGGCACTTGACAATGGGACGCCCGCATACTATAATTCAAACATTCTCGGACGCTATTACAGGAAAGACTACTTTAATGATTAAGATTTTGATTGCTTCTACAGCGGTTACTGTGGGACTCATTAGTCCACAAATTCCACAAGAAGAAGTTTCCGAAACCAAACCTGAGGTTCAACCTCTCCCCGTAATTCCTTACGAATACTCGTGGAAGTGTGAGGATTGCTCCCCTGAAGAACAGTATGTCCTCGAACAACTCCAAGAAAAAACCAAAATCACAGATCGTAATGCTCTTGCAACGATCATGGGTAACATTAAACAGGAAAGCAAGTTCATTCCCAACATATGCGAGGGAGGGGCTAGAGTTTCTTACAGCGATTGCCTTCGCGGGGGTTATGGTCTTATTCAGTGGACCTCAATAAACCGTTATAATGGACTCGGTAAGTTCTGCGATAAATATGGATGTGACCCAAGCAGTTTAGAAGGTCAGACTCGTTATATGATTAACGAAAATGTCTTCCAACGCTACCTTCCAGAGTTTGAAGGTCGTGGTAAAACAGTCAGACAGTATATGGTCCCAGCATACTATTGGTTGGGGTGGGGTATCAAAGGTAATCGTGAGTTGTATGCTTACGATTATCACAAAAAACTTGTGTGGTCTTGACATCACATCACGGATAGTGTAAACTATCCTCATGCTTCAGTAGCTCAGTGGAATAGAGCAACCGCCTTCTAAGCGGTCGGTCGTTGGTTCGAGTCCAACCTGAAGCGCCTTGTCGGCATGGCGGAATTGGTAGACGCGCTGGGTTTAGGTTCCAGTGTCTTTATGACGTGGAGGTTCAAGTCCTCTTGCCGACACTCAGGGTGAATAGCTCAGCGGTAGAGCATCTCCTTTACACGGAGGCGGTCGGGGGTTCGATCCCCTCTTCACCCATTCTCACTAAGAGGTTAAATGCTAGAAAATGTTAACAGCAAGATGCAAAGTTTGTCGCAAAGAACTGACAAGCACTAGCAAAGTTCAGTTCTGTGGTTGCCCTAATCAGATGAGGGTAGTAGACGATACCGTTGGAGCAGTTGACCTAGGACAAGTAGTTTTGGTCAATCATGAAAAGAATGTTAAATATAACGGGATTCTAACGGAAAGTGACCTAAAATACCAGGAGGACAGACGGAAACGTAAAGTCCGAAGACTTGAATTTGAGGAACGCTAATGATTAATCTGGACGCCCGCTTTCACAGCTACTTACATACAAAAAAATGCTTCAATATTAATGGACAATGTGAGAATATAGTAGCATACGGGTGGACAGATGATGGATATACCATTGATGGATATTATGTCTTGACAAAGAACTATAAACTCTTGTATAATCTTGAAGAACAGTGCATATCACTGGAAGAAAGGAAGGTCAATCCGATTGGCGACGGAACCGCTCTTGAAAAGCGTTGAGGTGTTAAAGCCCTTGGGAGTTCGACTCTCCCACCTTCCGTTTCGGGCATTAGTTCAGTTTGGTAGAATGCTCGCTTTGGGAGCGAGAGGTCGTAGGTTCAAATCCTACATGCCCGACTTGGTAACTTACCAACAATTTTATTAATCATGCAAATTTTTCTAGACACTGCTAATTACAGAGAGATCGCTGAGCGTTATGCTACTGGTATTGTCTCTGGTATCACAACAAATCCTACACTAGTCCGTAAGTCTGGTGTAAGTTACTTTGATTTCATCCGCACACTCTCAAGAGACTTTGCTTTTGAAAGCATCTCTGCAGAAGTTGATGGGAAAGATGCTGATGAGATGATCGAGAATGCTCAACAGTATATCAAGATCGGTTCGGAAGTTACCATCAAACTCCCTCTCACTAAAGAAGGTCTTATCGCATGTAAGATTCTTTCTGATGAGGGTGTAAAAACTAACGTCACTCTTTGTTTTTCTGCTGCACAAGCAGTAATGGCAGGTTTGGCAGGTGCTACATACATTTCTCCTTTCGTTGGACGTTGCAATGACAACTCTTTCAGTGGTGTCGAACTGGTACGTGCTATTGGTGGTCTGTATGCTGCTAAGCGAGTGGAGACTAAGGTTCTTGCCGCTAGTCTTCGTGATGTTCATCACGTCTCTCGCTGTCTCTTGTATGGTGCAGATGTAGTTACACTTCCTACAACAGTATTTGACAAGATGTATAATCATGTCCTGACTGACGCAGGACTTGCTATTTTTGAAAAGGACTTTAAAGAAATCAATGGTTGAGTTGACGGTAGCAGAGTTTGAAAAAGACTTCGATGGATACATGGATCGCATCGAAGCAGGTGAATCATTCTTGATTCGCCAACCAGATGGCAGGGCAGTGGTTGCTGTTCCTGCTGGTGAGTATGAGGCAGCAGCTACTGCTGTTGCTGAGGTTGATGAGTTGACTGAAATGTATTCTGATCATGAAGAAGGTTCTTAATCTATTGAGTAAGATACCAGAGAGGCATTATTGGCCAATCTTCTTTATCTTATCTCTCTACTTCATCGTTCCGATGAGTGAGATTACAGTAACATTAGGTGCTATTCTCTATTTCAAGTTTGAGAATAGAGTTCGACCAGTCATCGGTAGACTGACAAACAGATTACCTGACTGGTTAAAGTATGGTGGTAGTATTATTTTCTTCCTTGTGATGATTGATGATACATTATTTTACTTTGCTCTGATTGCAATGGCATTCTGGTGCTCACGCCAGTTGCCAAAGCACAGAGACCATGCTACAATTGACCAGTCAACAAGCGACCCATGAACGATCTAGACCCCAAGTCTGTTGCATCAACAAAGACTACTGTAATCCAC